CGGAAGCAGCAGCCGGTCTCTCAGCGGCACGTGACCCCTGATGATCCGGTGGCTGCCGGTGATGTTCCCGTAGCCGTCTCGCTCGATCTCGAACCACGGGTCACCGTATACCGCGTAGTTAGTGAGGGACTCGGGGCCGGGGAGCTCGTCTTCGAAGCGCTCGTAACCGTCCATGTTAAAGCCAGTGCCTCAGCGGGGATAGCGTGTACGCGTATGAAAAGATAGCGTCTTCATGCCAGGAGCACAGGAACTGCGCCAGGGGCCATACGGGCAGCCTGAGGGCCTGGTGACAGGCAACCTCACTGATGGTCCCCGGAGATTCTCGCCAGTCAGGGCCGACTACCAGGCCGCTGCTCTGACGGGCTATCCAAGACCAGTCGAAGCCGAGCGCGTACCGGGGATGGAAGCCGGCAGTACGCATTTCCTCACGGCTGCCTTCCGGGCAGTTCATCGGCTCGAAGCCCATCTCGCGGTCGTGCTCAGCCGGGTTGAACACGCTCGTCACGCCGGGGATCTTCCTGAGGATCTCAGCGTTCTTGTCGAACCACGGCGCGTTGAAGAACGGCACGCCGGACATCCTGTTGCCCAGGTACAGGTTGCCGAATTCGGTTACCATACGTGCTCTCCTGTCAGCTTCCTGACGACGTTGCGCTCGTCACCGCGAGCCTTGGCGACACGGGCTATGACTGCCTTGCAGGCGTCTCTCAGGTTAGTGTTCCTGAATGCCCAGCGGACGTGCTCTAGCGCAGCCTCGAACTCCTGGGTGTCAGGCCGGTACTTCATCAGGAATTCCTCGGCCTGGCGTAGCTTCTCGCGCTCGTCGTTAAGGCCCATTAGTCGCCTCCTTAGCTGGTACGTACCTTTGCCAGCTGCCGTCAAGGTTCTCGGTCCACCACAGGCCGGCGGCGTCACGTATCCATTCCCGGTATTGCATGTCCCAGTATGAAATTCCCCTGGGCTTGTAAGGCAGCGTCCTGTCGATCTTAGGTTCTTCAGGTTCTGCTGCCTTGCGGATGTTACGCCGGGTGTTCTCCACGGCGATGAGGTTGAACAGCACTGCCGCCGCGTGGTCCTCGCCGTCCTGGGTGCCGATGATAGTGTGCCACACGTGATCCAGGAGCGAGCCGTAGAGGTGCCCTAGCTCCTTTTCGGTGCACGCCTTCTCCCAGTTACGGGAGCCGTACTTCTCCTCTCCACGGGCGTACAGGTGGCCGAGCCGGACGAGCATCTGCTCTTCGAAGGGAACGCCCTCAGGGATCAGGAGCTCCATGTGCGGCTTTCCCGCGCGAGCATCTCGCCGCATGCCGCTTTCGTACTCGGCCTTAACGCCGGAGTCTCTCGTCACGAACTCGCTCATGCGTCGAATACCTTGCCCTCATGGAAGCCTGACCTGATTGTCAGCGGCCCGTACATGCGGCATAGCCTGTCGAACGAGAAGCTGAAGTCGGGGTTGTCCCGTTGAAGTTCTATGTGCCATCCGTGCAGGCCGTAGTTCCACCGGTCGTCGTCGCGGTCGGTTAGCCAGTCGCCCGGAGCGAACTTAGGCACGAGAGGCTCGTCTTTGAGTACGGCGTTCACGAAGTCGCCCGGCGTAGGCTCTCCAGCGCCGCCGAAAGCGTACGCAGTGCCTTCAGCTTCTCGCGTCATCCCCTGCCCTGCGAGCTGCGCCGTGATCGCGGTCAGCCGTTCCGCGTACCACGCGGCCTTCTGGCGGTCACTGAGCTCACAGTCCTTCCGGGTCGCCCGCGCCGTGTACTTGATCAGGTTGCCCCAGCAGAAGCCCTTGGCCAGGTTCAGGTCCCAGGCTTCCAGCACCTTGATGACCTCGTAGGGCTCGTCTCCGCCGTAGTGATCCGGGTGGTCTATGTCGTCAGCCATGACGCTTCCTTTCCTGAAGGTTGCCAGTGAACGCCGTCGCTAGTGTGCCCCGTCTCGCAGACGCCGTTGCTCACCAAGGTATCCAGTTCCTCACGCGTGATGAACCGCCGCAGGGCTTGCTGGTAGAGTTGGTAGACTTCTTCTGAGATGTGGAAGCGCCACCGGGGCGTCCAGAGCAGGGCGTCGTCCATGCCGGTACGATAGCACACAGACAGGAGCGCCCGTGACGGAACCGTGGTACACGCTTGAGGTGCAGCCAGCAGCCCCGCCTCCCCCGAGGATACTCCGGCTCCGCAGGAATAGGGACGGTTACCCCGAGGTTGTGATGACTGAGGACAAGGCGTTCGAGGTGTACCTGGTCCTGAAGGCGCACTTTGAAGGAGGTGACGAGCTTGCCACGGAAGCTGGAGCAGGCTGACGCGGACATGATCCGCTTGCTGCACGGCACTACGTCAGCCACGGTCAGGAGCCTTGCCGCTGAGTACAAGGTTCACGCGGACACGATCAGGAACGTAGTCAGCTTCAGGTCGTTCATCGGCCAGAAGCCGCGCAAGGACCGGAAGTACGACATGGTTCAGGTGCGGGAGATGAAGCGGCTGAAGCGCGAGGAAGGTCACGGCGCGAGGAAGATCACGCGGCTGATGGGCCTGCCGGACAACGACCGGGGAAATGTCGAGCAGATCCTGAACGGGGAGACGTACAAGGACGTAAGATAGTCGTGTGGGCTGGACTACGGCGGGCAAGGAAGGCAAGTGCCCTAGGTGCCGTTCGCCGATAGCGGCCGGGAGCCAGATCTTCAAGAGCGCTACCTGGGTGTGCGAGGCATGCGGCAAGGACATTGAAGAGAACGGCGTGCCCGCCGGCGAGGTTGAGCAGGGCGTCCTGAATGACCTGGGCAAGCTTCCTGACGAGGCATCGACGTCTTCGATCGCCAAGGCGTCGCTGAAGATCGCCCGCGTGCTGGACAGTAACGAGATCTCGCCTCGTGACATGGCCCCGCTGATCAAGGAACTCCGGCAGAACCGGGCCGCCCTCCTGAGCCTGTACCCGCCAGAGGAAGACGACGACCCGACTGAGACCGCGCGCAAGAACCGCGAGGAGTTCGTCGGCAGTACCTGGGAAGAGCCGTGGTCCGGGTAGACTCGCGGGTTATGGGAAAGAAGTCAGCGTTCACGTACAGCCCGGCCATGATCGACCGCATGACGAGGGTAACCCCTCCGTGCGTAAGGCACCCGGGCACCGAGCCCAGGGTCAGCACGGAGCTGGCGTTCAGGCTAGCGGCCGGGTCGCCGAACCCGAAGCGCGCCGAGAACCTGGTCATGCGCCTCATCCGGGATGATGAGCTGTACCTGCACAACGTGGCTATCAGCCTGTTCGGTGCCGCCGCGCGCCTCGGCGGGCGCATCAGCGGCTAGGGAATAACCCGGCGACAGTGCTGGTTGCCTGTGGTGACGACAGGAGACGCTGATGACAAGATCTAGGTACGGGCTTGACATATCTTTCCCGCTCAGGGATGCCGAAAAGCTTGCCCAGATGCTGCTGGGAGAAGCTGAGCTTCCCGTTCCCCTCGCAGGACCCGCGCCCTCAGGTACCGACAACGACAACTGCGTGCCGATCTATGATTACGCCGTGTTCGAGAAAGCACTGAAGGCCCCGTTCGGGGTGCCGCCGATGATTCTGGGAGATCACGACAACATGTATGAGATGCCGCCGAGGATTTTTGAGAACCCCCGGTATGCTCGTGCTTCGTACGATCGGCATCCGATCACCAAGACTGCCTTTCCGGAGCCTGCCTGGCAAGAGCATCCTGTGGACATCCCGATCGTGAGCCAGGACGCGCTGATCTACCACCAGGTGACCGGCCGGAGCATCAGGGATTACGGCATCTGGTCTTATGCCTCCTGGCGCATGGAGTACATGGCGACGGGAATGTCATGGCCACTGGAGAACATGCTCAGGGAGGTTACGCCGGAAACCTGGAGCAACCTGCTGGACGGTGATCCTGTTAAGGCAAAGCCGACTAAGGTGCGCTACTGGTACGACCACGATGGCAGGCCGCACCCTAAGCCAGACCGTCCGGATGTCATTACGAGGACTGTCGTAGCTATCGATAAGCTGGATACAGGCATCAAGATATGCATCGGCATATGGGCATGCGTCATCTTGCTACTTCTGGTGGCGCTACTGTGAAGGCGGCGACTAAGGGCTGGATCGGCATAACCGCCGTGGTCATAGCAGCGGACACCCTGGACGAGCACACCATGAGCGAGGCTTTCAGGGAGATATCTCGTCACCGCTACGGCCGGTTCGCGATCGTGCCTGCCTGGGCACTCCTCACGCTTCACCTGTTCGGAGTTCTGCCGCCTCGCTACGACCCCCTGCATCAGCTCGGCCGGGTCCTGCGGTGGCGCTATGCCAAGTAAGGATCTCGTGCCCGTCCTGGTCACGCCCGCTGACCGTGACGTCATCATGACCTGGGCACGTCAGGCCGGCAAGCGCTCCATGTCGGAGATCGTGAGCGAGCTGGTTGAACTGAAGCGGGACAGCGTTAAGCGCAGGATTTACGCGCGGAACCTCCGGCAGGCCCGTTCTAGGCTGCACCTTGACTGACGATACTGATAATCTTAACCAGGGTGGTTACAGAGCCGATTTCGCGGAGCTGCCGTCCGGTGAGTGGTACTGGCACTTGTACTTCAGGGGTGAAAAGGTAAACGGCGGCTTGAGCCCGGATAAGACCTGGGCGCAGTCTGACGCTCAGTGCGCGTTTAACGCAGTTAGACGTGAGGAATGGCGTAAAGGGCACGTGTGGGACGTGGAAACGCAAAGCTGGATTACCCGTAGTCAGCTGGGGCTTGCCTGACAACGTTATAATGGGAGCGTGACCTCGCTCCTTGCAGAGCCTGACGAGGATCTAGCCGGTGAGCAGATGCCGCGCTTCTGGACCGCACCGCCTCGTCACCGCGATATCATTGAGACCTGTGCTGTCTGCCAGAGGCCGCGCTATCCGGATAAAGGCTGCGGTGACCAGACCTCTGCGGATATCCTTGCCTGGGCTAAGGGCATCGGCTATGACCTGGACCCCTGGCAGATCTGGACGCTTACCGAGGGCCTGGGCACTAAGCCGAACGGCAAGTGGGCCGCTAAGCAGAATACGGTCATAGTCAGCCGTCAGAACGGCAAGGGCACGATCCTTGAAGTACGGGAGCTAGCCGGCCTGTACGTACTGCGCGAGCCGCTGATAATTCACACCGCGCACCTCCTGGTCACCGCGCAGGAGCATTTCCTCCGGCTTATCGAGACGATCGACAACAACCCGTCGCTCAGCCGTCAGCTGAAGGGCAGGCCGCGCCTGGCTAACGGCCAGGAATCCATCACCCTGAAGGCCAAGCCCACGCTGATCATGGGTGCCGGCGGTAAGCGCATCCGCCGTAATGGCGTCGTGCGGCTGAAGTTCCTGGCGCGTGCGGGCAAGGGCTCGGCTCGCGGCCTGTCCTGCGACTGCCTGGTGTTCGATGAGGCCATGATCCTGCCGACTGAGCTTGTCGGCGCTGCGCTGCCCACGCTGTCTGCCAGGGCTAACCCTCAGGTGTGGTTCACCGGATCGGCGGGCATGGAGGACTCTTTCCAGCTGGCTAAGTCCCGGTCACGGATCGTGCGCGACAGTAAAGACCTCTTCGGCGCTGAGTGGTCAGCGCAGTTGCACAAGGAGACTTGCCCGCGTGATGAGCGCCGGGGCCGCCGGTCCAACGATTACGTGGTGGACTGCGTAGCGCACTATGACCGTGATGACCCGCGAACCTGGGCTATCGCCAACCCGGCTCTCGGCGGGCGGCTGACGGTTGAGTGGATTCGCGAGGCCGAGCTCGGCGAGATGGATGCTGACGAGTTTGACCGCGAGCGGTGCGGAGACGGCCAGTGGCCGACCGAGGAAGCTCAGTGGAAGGTAATCGCGGAAGACCTGTGGGAAACGCTGGCAGTGCCCCTGAAGAGCCGCACGAGGCCGTTTGCGTTCGGCGTTGACGTCTCTGAGGACAGCAGCTCGGCAACCATCTCGGCGGCGTGGGCCATGGGCGCGGGCACTACCCGGAAGATCGTGATCGAGGTACCGCGCGGGTGCGAGCGCCCGGGGACGGGCTGGGTGCTGACGAGGCTCATCCAGCTGGACCAGAAGTGGAATCCCATCGCGATCGTGGTTCCGCGCTCCGGTCCTGCGGCCGGCCTGGGCGACGACATTGAGAAGCAGTGGCCGGACAGCCCCAAGTGGGGGACCAAGGTAGTCCGCGCTACCGTAACTGACGAGGCAGCCGCGTTCGCCTGGTTCGTGCAGCAGTGCAAGGACCGCAGGAAGCCGCTCGTGCATCCCGTTCAGGAGAAGGCAGCGGCACTGTACCGGGCTGTGGGCACGGCTGAGACGCGCCTGGTGGGCGACGGCGGCAAGACCTGGAGCAGGCGGGACAGCGAGTCGGACATCACGCCGGCGACGTCGGCCAACCTGGCTGCCTGGGGGCTGAACAAGAAGCTGCGTGAAACCAACCCGATGGACGGTATAGCCTAGGGGGATGACCGTTCCCGTAGACCCCGCGTACGTAGAAGAGCTCGTTCAGGGCATCGACATGCAGAAGCTGACCCTGGCGGTAGAGACCGTGGCCAGCTCGATCAAGCTCAGCAGTAACCAAGGGGCAACGCCGCAGCAGTGGCTCCAGAATCAGGCTGACTGCGTGGCAGAGGAAGCCGGGGAGTTCCTCGGGGAGTGGCGGCGGCTCCAGGGCTTCGCAAGGCGCGCGGGTGACCGGGGCAAGATGCTGGAAGAGCTGTCGGACGTGGTCATCTCCGCCCTGGTCATGTTCTGGAACCTGGGTGAGAACCCTGAGGACCACATCCGGGCCAAGTTCCTGAAGATCATCAGCCGGGGCTACGTGAACAAGGACGCTGAGTAACCTGCATGCAGATCTTACACGGGGCTTCTTCGAGCGCACTAAGGAGCTGATGGCTTACGAGCGCAAGATTGACTCAGCCCGGTACAAGTGCTTTGCTATAGTCAAGACTGAGAAGCTCATGGGGTATGACGAGTCAGCCGAGTCATACAGGGAGCTGGCAGACGAGCTTCTCGCTACTTACCACTGGCTTAACGAGAACTTGCCTTACACTGAATAGCATGAGTGAGCTCACAGTACCGTCTGCCCAGGCTATTTCCGATCAGGCGTCGCAGGTCCGGTTCCTGCCGTTCATCGGCCGCGTTATCACCACTGTCCTGCTCGGGATCGTATCCGGGCTAGCGTACGTCACAGGATCAGCGTGGTTCAGCATCGTGTTCCTCTGGCTGTACGCCGGGGCCGCATGGCGCTACGGATTCAGCAAGGGTGCCCGTGTCAAGGAAAAGGAGCCTTCCCTTCCGGGCGTAGCATAACCTTTCGTTATCTCGTAACGTAGGGTATAAGACTGACCTGTGGCCTACGGGAGCCAGGCTGGTTCAGGGAGCGGGGAAGCGAAGTACGTGACTCTTGGCCCGACATTAGCCAGCCGGGAGTTTTTACCGTGGGGTTTCTAGAGAACGTACGCGCAGCACGCTCTGAAAAGCGCACCATGGCCGGGGTGCCCTGGCAGCCCTGGCTTGATCCCTACATGAAATGGGACATTGGCGGTCCCACGCACCCGTCCCGGTCCAAGTACGGCGTTGACGAGGCCCTTGGCCTTCCCGCCCTGTACGCCGGCTCCAAGATCCTGTCAGACAATGCGGCTTCCCTGCCCCTGCGCGTGTACAGCCAGGCCAAGAAGGCAGGCTCCCGCCTGGTGCCTTACACAGGCCCGCACTTGTTCGAAGAGCCCTCCGTACTCGGAACGCCCTTTGACTGGGTATTCACCTGCATGTCCAGCCTCATCCTTCAGGGAAACGCCTGGGGCCTTATCACCGGCCGCGACGGCTACGGGTTCCCAACGGGAATCGAGTGGATTCCGGCGGAGTACGTGTACGTGGAGGAAGATCCCGACCAGCCGTTCAACCCTCTGCGCACTAAGGTATTCGCCTACGGGCGGCAGATGACCTGGCGCGGTCCCATGCGCGAGCTGTTCCACGTGAAGGCGTATGCGCTCGCAGGACGGCTTGACGGGGTTTCCCTGCTCAGGAGCCATGCCCTGGTCATCCTCGCCGGCCAGGAAGCCCAGCGGTACGGCACTGACTGGTACAAGGCCGGAGGCTTCCCGCCAGGCACGTTCCAGAACTCCGAGTCCTCAGTTAAGCCTGAGCAGGCGGAGATGATCCGCGCCCAGCTGGTCAAGACCCTGCGCCGTCGCGAGCCCCTGGTGTACGGCCGGGACTGGGACTACACCCCGGTAACCGTCCCGCCGTCAGAGGCGCAGTTCATCGACGCCATGCAGATGACGGCCACGCAGATAGCCGCGCTCCTGGACCTTCCGGCTGCCCGTCTCGGCGGTACCGCCGGCGGAAGCCTGACCTACAACACGACAGAGCAGAACCAGCTTCAGATCATTGAGGCACTCCGCCCGTGGCTCAGCCGGCTGGAGCAGGCATTCTCGCGCCTTCTCCCGGAAAAGCGCGTGGTCAGGTTCAATACCGACGCACTGCTGAAGACGGACCTGAAGACCCGCACGGAGATTTACGTTCAGCAGCGCAATATCGGCCTGCGGTCCATTGACGAGCTACGGGAACTGGAAGACCTCGCCCCGCTGCCTGGCGGTGAGGGTAACGAGACAATGCCGCTCGGGCTCATGATCTCCATGGCCCAGCGCGCCGGGGCCTTCCCGAAGAACATGCTCGACCAGGTGGTGTTCATGTTCGACCTGGCTGGCGACAAGCTAGAGGAACTGGCTAAGGAAGGGCTTACCGCGCCTACCAAGGTCAACCAGACTGACCCGAATACAGGCGCGCGGACAGGCCCTGCTCATGATCCCGGTGACTTCTACGCCAACATGCTGAATGCGTACGCTCGCGCGATGGATAACCAGGGGCTTACTGAGCAGGCTGCGCTACTCCGGGACTGGGTGACGAGGCATTTCACGGCACCTCAGGCGATAGCCCCGCGACCGGCAATCGGCGAGGCAATGGCCGATGAGGTTATCGGCCAGCGGCGAGATGACGAGGAACCCGGTTAAGCAGTCGTTGTTAACTGAACTTAGCGCTCGTACCCTTGTGAACAGAGAGTGGTCTCGTCACGCCCTCGTGACGGGGAGCCTTTTGGAGGGCACGGTGGAGTTCAGGAATTCTACGGGGCTTATTGAGCGGCGCATTAACCCCGCGTCAGCTGAGTTCCGCCCTGAGCTGCGAATGGCCGGCGACATCGCGCATATCGTAGGCTACGGTGCCGTGTTCGGGAAGCTGTCCCGTAAGCTGGGCGGATTCGTTGAGCGCGTTGACAACCGGGCTTTCGGCACTTCCCAGGGCGCAGGCTGGCCAGGCGTCATCTGCCGGTACAACCACAGTGATGACTGGCTGCTCGGAACTATCCAGGGCGGCACGCTTGACCTGCGCGTTGACAATCAGGGGCTGTACTACGACGCCATCACTCCCGAGACCCGGGCCGGCCAGGACGTCATCCTCCTTTGCCGTCGCGGTGACATCGTCAGTTCCAGTTTCGCCTTCCGCGTACCAGACGGCGGGGACGACTGGGGCCTTACCCCGTACGGTTACCCGCTCCGCACGCTGCTTGAGGCTGACCTGGTAGACGTAGCGCCCGTCAACACGCCCGCCTACCCTGACGCAACCGCAGCAGCCCGGTCAATCGACGGCGCGGTGGAGTCCCTGGCTCGCTACGCGGACGCTGACCCCGCTGAAGTACGGAGCCTCCTGGACGAGAACCAGGCCATGAAGTTCTTCAAGCGGACAGGCCGGCCGACCGCTGCGCAGCCTGTCTCCCAGGATACGCCGGAAGCTCCGGAGAGCGAGGAAGTGCTGATGACTGCCGAAGAGCTGCGCGCTGCCTGGTATGAGGCTGAGGTACGCGCTAAGTACGACGAGGCCGCGCTCAAGAAGATGTCCAAGACCGGCGGCACGATGCCCAACGCCAAGGGCGAGCCTTCGTATCCGATCGGAGACCAGGAAGACCTGCACAACGCCATTCACGCCATCGGGCGCGGTAAGGCGGATCACGACAAGATCAAGGCGCACATCAAGGACCGTGCCAAGGCGCTCGGCCTTACCTCCCAGCTTCCGCAGTCCTGGCACGCTGAGGACAACTCCCTCGCAAGCACGGGCGTTCAGGCGGGTGACGTCACGGCTCCTGCTGACGACAAGGACGACAACGTAGAGCTGAACGCCGCTCCGCCTGCTGACGAGAAGTTCGAGGAGTTCTGCATCCGGCTGGCGGGCATTCTCCAGGACGATGACAGCGAGGCTCGCGGCAAGCTGCCCCCGGCCCTTCAGGCTGCCATTGACAAGAAGGCCGGCAAGAAGCCTGATTCCGAGGACGATGATTCCGAGGACGATGACGCTAAGGACAAGCCTGCAAAGGCGGACAAGCCTGCAAAGGCGGACAAGCGCTCTGACGAGGACCAGGAGCGGTGGGAGCGGCTGATGAGGCTGCGCTTTGACCCGCTAGACGACTAACCTTCCGGGGAAAAGATAAAACCCTTTGGTTCAAGCTATTGAACTGAGGGGCTTTATCTTATTATCGTAGAAATTGAAGCTGTGGCCGCTGGCGTCATATGACGAGCGCGGAGCCGGTGAGTGAACTCCCGACTTTCTCTTTTAGGAGAGCAGCATAATGTCCGAGGACATGGGACTTGCAACCAGGCTCCGCGATGACCGGCAGAAGCTGTGGCACGAGGCTAAGGGCCTCCTGAACAGCGAGAACCGCTCTGCGGAGGACACCCAGCGCATCGACGCCATCATGGAAGAGCTCGATACCGTTGACACCCGGATGAAGACCGTGGTGGAAGCCGAGAAGCGCTCCCGTCAGGCTGACGAGGCGTACAACGAGATGTCCGGCAAGGCCGCTGAGCGCGCCGTGGCGTCCCGCGACCCCGAGTTCGATGAGCAGCTCCGCAAGTTCATCGAAGGTGACCCGTACGTCAAGCGCGTGGACATTGAGCGGCGTTCCGCCGGCGTGATCGACGGCGAGTACTTCCGTGCGCAGGCATACCGGATGCGCGCCCAGGCAGCCGTGCCTGACGAAGTTCTCCTCCGTACCCTCGGTACCGGCGGCTCCGCCTCCAACACCCAGGGCTCGTCCGTCGTGCCCGTGGACTTCTACAACCGCCTCATCGCGTACCTGATCGAGGTATCCGGAATCCTCCAGACCGGCCCCACCGTCTGGAAGACCACCGGCGGTGAGCAGATCAACGTCCCCGTGGCAACTGCCCACGTGACCGCCGCAACGGCTGCCCAGGCCGGCGTCCTGCCGACCTCCGAGCCGTCGCTGAGCCAGAAGCAGCTGAACGCTCAGAAGTTCGGGCACCTCGTGTACCTGAGCCGCGAGCTCATCGATGACAAGGCAGTTGACCTCCTGGGTTACCTCGCAATGTCGGCTGGCCGCGCCATCGGCAACGCCTTCGGCTCCGCGCTGGTACTCGGCGGCAACGGAATCACGGGCGGCTTGATCCCGTCCATCTCCGCAGGCACCACGGGTGCCCCGTCTGCATCGGCGCTCGCAGCCGGCCAGATTGCTGGCGGTGCGGTCTACAACGACCTCATCGACATGGAGTACTCCATCATCTCGGCTTACCGGCAGTCCAAGAGCTGCTATTGGTTGGCCGCCGATAAGACTATCGGCGGGTTCAGGAAGCTCGTGGACAAGAACGGGCGCGCCCTCTGGGAGCCGTCCACGGTCCTGGGTGCCCCTGACCTCCTGCTCGGAAAGCCGCTGATCTGCGACCCCTACGTACCGGCGGTGGCCCCGTCCGCTAAGTCGCTGGTGTTCGGCGACTTCAGCCAGATGGCCGTTCGCCTGGTCGGCGGCCTGAGGTTCGAGCGGTCGGACGACTTCAAGTTCGACTCCGACGTGATCAGCTTCCGGGCTGTGATCCGTGGAGACGGAAACGTCCTGGACGCGACCGGCCTGAAGTACTTCGTGGGCAACGCGGCCTAAGCTAAAAGGAGAGCCCGCTGGTAGACTAACTACCAGCGGGCTTTCTTCAAGTTACAGGAGCAGTAAATGGCTGAAGTTCAGATGCTGTGCTCTATCCAGGGCGGCCGGGGTGACGGCCGGGAATGGCCGCCGTTCATGGGCATCATCGACGTTCCTGACGGTGAGGCTGAAGACCTCGTCAACGGAGCCCTGGCCCAGTGGCCGGAAGACCCGGATACAGGCGACAGCGAGCCGGAGGACGTGCCGGAGGACGAGGACGCCGAAGCTGACTTCGAAGACTCCGACGAGGACGCCGAAGATGAGCCTGACGAGGATTTCGACAACGACGAGGAACCGCTTCCTGACGTAAAGCGAAAGCCTTACGTGAATGAGTCGCGCAATAAGTGGATCACGTACGCGGTATCCAGGGGAATGCCACCCGAGGAGGCCCACGTGTCCACTAAGAATGCCCTCGTCAAGAAGTACAAGGATCTATAGTTTCCGGTAAGCTACCGGCTTACACTGGGAATTGAGTACCTGGCTACCAGAGGAAGGCAATCATGGCTGACCAGAACCAGACGAGCGGTGCGGGCAAGGGCCGTGGCCGGGCAGGCGACCAGACCGCTCAGCCGGGACAGGCCGAGGGGCTGCTTCCGTTCGGCATCCAGAACCCGCTCACCACGGGCATGCCCGGAACGACTCCCACGTCTCCTGGCGCGGACGACCCTACGACCGTTCCCGGCCAGGTGCCGGATGAGGTCTTCGGAACCCAGCTCGTCAATGACACCGGCATGGACGGCTCCACGGGCGCTAGCTCGCCTGTATCGTCCGGCGCGTCCTACACCGATCCGTTCGGGTTCCTGGCGGGCGGCGGCGCAGGTGACGAGACCGGCGGTTCCACGGACACGGAGTCCCAGGGCAACAAGTACGGCGAGAACACCATGATCGGCATCGCGGGCACCGGCCAGCCGAAGACCACGAACATTGAGGGCGGAAGCTTCCTCATTGGCGGGAAGAAGGTGTAAGTCGTGGTACAGGACATCTCGGGGCAGCTTCCCGCGAAGCCGTTCGGACGGGACCTGGGCTACCAGGGGGCACTGCCGTTCTTCCCTGAGCCTGAGCCGACCACGATGGAAGAACTGCTCACGGGAGAGGAGGGCAAGAGCGATGAAGGACCTGAGTAGCCTAGCGCCGGATTTCGGCGTGGTGCTTACCGCCGGAGAATCCCAGGCGGCCGGCAACACCGTTTCCACGCTCGCCAAGGAAGTCTCCATGTGCGCCCCGGGCTCTGATCCTGTTGACCCGATGCCCCAGATTGGCGCTAAGGAGGACTCGCCGGCTATCACGGCCAGCGGGACCATCACGCACGACAGCGTACTGACCCAGGGGAACGACTCACTCCCGTCCGGCAACACGTGGAAGAAGGCAGGTGATTAACATGGCTGAACAGATGCAGGGCACGATTCGCCCCAGTGTTGAGGGTAACTCCTCCGACAACGGCTACGACGCCACCAGCGACGCTCCTGTCGCCGGGTACGTCAAGGTTGACTCCGGCAAGGTCGGCCCCACCCTGACCGGCGGAGACGACTGGGCAGCGGCAGCAGCGGGTGACTCGCACTACTCCCAGGTCTAACCGACGACGAAGCCCCGTTAACAGTCGCTGTTAACGGGGCTTCTCGCTGTCCGGCTAGTGCCGTTCGTACAAGTGCCACACCAGGCCAAGATTTCGCTGGGTAGTTCCCCGGTAAACGTAGTTATCCGGTATTACCTGCCCGGTGCCGAATACCTGGAAGTGCCTGGAGTCGAACCAGGAATTCGTTTCCGTCCAGAACTCCACTGTGTTCAGGTTCTTGACAGCCACAGCTAGCACGACCCCGCAAGTAATCTCGTGGTCCTGATCGTCCACGGGCACTTCGTAACGGTACACGCTCTTCACGTACAGCCCTTTACTTGCCGGCGGACGGGATGACGACGCCGCTGCTGGACCCCGGCCAGCAGGAGAAGCCCGGCTGGTTCTGGATCTGGCCGTCAGCTAGCCCGTTGAAGCACTGCTGAGCGAGCACGAGCGGGTTCTTGGAGA